AGGTCAACGAACAAACCACGCACCGTATCCGTAAGTATGGTTTTGGAGATGGTTATGAAGCTATTGCGAAAGACGGTATCAATACTCGACTGACTGAATACAACGTTACTACCGAGCCAATAAAAGACCCATTCACTCAAACCACGTTTATTGCTGATTTGGATAAGGTTGCTACAGGAGACTATTTTCTTGTAACTCTCACACCGTTCAGCACAGTCCCCCGCCGTTACAGATTAAAAGACAGTACTTATTCACGGCAAATTAATCCGTCAAACAAGGCGGTGACATTTTCTTTTACTCTTGTCGAGGCTTATAGCAATGCCTGACGAAAAGCTAAGGACAGAAACAAGAAGACTTACTCAGGATTCGCCAATAACGCTTTTTCAAATATCTGGAAATGCTTCATCAATGGCAAGCTCATGGACTACTGATCTGTACTTGGTCTCTCCAGAGCAGTCTGGTGGCACTGAGGTTGAGTATGTCAATCGGGATGGCACTGTTGTGACCTACGAACCGGTGCCCATTGCGGCTGGTGGTTTTGAACTAAGTGGTAGTAATAATCTCCCACAACCCAAGGTGCAAATATCAAACGTTGATGGGAAGATGACGCTCTTCAACGCTGATTTTGAGGATTTGATTGGTTTTAGTCTTACTCGAATTAGAACTTATTCCAAATATTTAAAATCTGTAGATGGTGTAGTGAACCTAGGCTATGACAGCAATGCTCATTTCACACCTGATACTTGGTGGTTCAACCGCAAGGTGGAAGAGACGAAGTTAGGTGTTGTGTATGAATTGACATCAATATTTGATTTAGAGGGCACCAGACTTCCAAAACGCAGAATGTATAGCAACTTTTGTCCCTTTGAATACAGAGGTCCAGAGTGTAATTATCAAGGCCCTGCGGTTTCTTCTCCTGATATTTGTCCTAAGACCCTTGAGGCTTGTAATGCAAGATTCGGCGGCCAAAATGATCCACTGCGATTCGGTGGTTTTCCTGCAGCAACTGACCGCTAACTAATGGCTAAACTTCTTCACAGACGGATAGCGCAGATTTCTAAGAAGGCTTTGCCAAACGAAGCCTGTGGATTTGTTGTACAGGGAAAAGCTATTGCTACAGAGAATAAAGCAGAGAATCCAACAGAAGCTTTTGTTATCTCTGCTCATGATTACCTGAGATACCGCCCAGATACTATTTTTCATTCGCATCCACTGGGTGATCATACATTTAGTGAGCATGACAAGCTTGTAGCTGCGAATATGGAATTGACCTCTTATCTTTATGTAGTCGATGCTGACCGTCTTGAGATATTGAATCCAAGTGGTGACATAGAGATTTTTGACAAGGTACTAGGTAAATGATGAAGATCAGGCTGGAAGGTGTAGCCGGTAAACGATTTGGCTACGAACATAACTTAGATGTTCGCACACCGAATGAGGCCATCAGAGCCTTGTGTCAGCTTATTCCGGGCTTTAGAGCGTTTCTAAGTTCGGCACATGAATACGGCCTGTTCTTTCAGCTACTGACCAGAGATGACCTGATTGGCTACGACCATCTTGCCTTCGGCGCGTCTGAGATGACGCTTGTGCCCGTCGTCACTGGAAGCTTTTTTAATAGTCCCTTTGGTCAAATTCTCATTGGTGTCCTTCTTGTAGCTTTTGCCTTTACTGGTTTTGGTTTGGTCACCTTTGGTGCTGCAGGGACCATTTCTGCCGGTATTAAAACGGCCATCATGGCTATGGGCTTTGGCATGATATTTACTGGAATTGCTGGTCTTTTTGCCCCTGGTGTACCTGATCCCGAAATGAAGACTGAGGGCAGGCCTGCAGACGACGCAATTACCAACGCAGGTACTGCCACCGCTGCTGACGGCACTCCCGTTCCTGTGATTTATGGAGAAACACTGGTAACCGATATCCCTGTTGTCAGTTCTTATATTCTTGACGGCAAAGACACCGAGGACGCAAAAGCATTTTGGCTTGGTGTATTGTCTGAAGGAGAAATCGAAGGTTTTCCCAACAATAAAGAAGACGACATATTTTTCAACGGTCTTAAAGGCTCAGCTGCTGGTGTCGATGTAGTCGAGTTCACTGATGGCACACACAATGATGTTCAGATAAACGAAATCAAGAATCAAGGTTTTCATATGCAGATCGGGACATCGTTCCCTGTAGGCGGCGGTGATTACGACGAAAATATACCTTTGTCACAGAGCCCTAATACAGTTGTTGTTCGATCGTTCAATCAACCTTATGCCGACAAGATTCGCGTAAGAATTATGCAGGAGCCCTACTACCAAACAAGAAATTTTTCAAGTAAAAGCGGTGACGGTGAATTTAAATATCTCCCCTACACCCGTGATAAGGATGGCTCAGGCGGTGCTAACAATCCACCCAAATACAGACTCGAAGTCTTTGCTGATGGTAATAAATTTTTTACTCTTGAAAAACCCACTGCAAGTGAGATCCTACATAATCAACTTGTAGTACATGAAATCGATGTTTCAGGCAGAGCCCAACCTATTTCTGTCAGGATTGAGCGTATTGACAGAAACACTCCACCTGAGCCCTACAACTACAAAGGGGGATCAGGATCTAGAAGTTACCAGTGGGTCAAAGGTGGGTTCACCTGGCTTTCTATGGAAGTTCTGTGGAATGAACGACTTGTCTACCCACATACCTCCTTATTGGCTTGCAGTTTTAAGGCAGGCGCTGTAAGTCGAATCCCTGGTATCACAGCACTTATCAAAGGTAGAAAGTTGCCTGTGCTCCGCCGAAATTTATCTGTTAGTTACGAGTGGTCTCGTAACCCTGCAAATGTTCTTCTTGACTTGCTTACAAACGCTAGGTATGGGGCCGGTCAACGAACATTCACTACGAACAGTCCATTAAACGAACAAGTCTTTCAACCAGGCATACGCTTTGAGGATATTGATAAGGCATCTTTTTATAAGGCGCAAAAATACTGTGAAGACCACGATATAACCTTCGATGCAACTATTTCTGGTGACGCGGATACACTCGAACTATTGCGTAGCATTACGTCCACCTTCCAGGGGCAGCTTGTTTATCAAGGAGGTTATGTTTCTGTTGTCATTGACGATCAAGTAAAAGACACAAAGCAACATTTTCTATTTACTAATGCCAATGTAATTCAGGGTTCAGACGGTGGAGATGCGGAGCCAAGCTTTGTCTACGAGGGCACTGCCAAGAGAGCTAGAACAACAGCTATACAAGTAAGCTATATCGATAAGACCAACTTCTACAAAGAAGCCAAGGTACTTGTAGAGGACCGAGATGCGATGCAGAAATACGGCTATAACTTGCAGAAGATAAGGGCATTGGGTTGCACAGATCGTGAGCAGGCCAAGCGAATGGGTCGTTACACCCTAGCCACCAATTTACGTTCGACTGAAACCGTTAGTTTTAAAGTCGGTCCGGAAGGTGCTTTGCTGCTTCCCGGTGATGTATGTCTGATTGGCGACCCTTTGAAAACACGAATAGAGGCTGGTGGTCGGATTGCCTCTGCTACTACAACATCAATTACCGTGGATCGTGATTTAACTTCTGGTGTTAATTACAGTAGCGGTGAATGGTATTTATACACATATACAACAGCAGGCTTAGCCGAACGCGCTAACGTTCAATCAACTGTTGGAAGAACGATTAATGTGACGGGGTTGAGCCAGGCTCCTTCATCAAATATGATGTGGATCCTCGTTAATGAAGGTTCAACTAATAATGTAAATAACCAATTCAATAGATATAAGGTGCAGAAGATATCTGAGAATGATGACGGTACATATCAGATCATTGGCATCAAATACGATCATGCCAAGTATGACTATGTCAACAAAGGGCAAGCAGATTATGGTAACCGCAGGACGCTGAATACAAAGGTAAATAAGGCGCTTGATGGCAATAAGATCACCTTCAGGATCCGTACAACAAACCCAATGCCGTAATGACAGCTATTGACCCTACAGCAAGAGTAAGTGTCTTTTGGGAATCTCCTATGCAGATTGTGCAGGGGGCTCTTGACTATGTGATTCCCGGTTCTCTTTTTAGTGCAGAAATACCTGACACAAATATCGACAGGTATGAACTTGAGCTGTATAACACGCAATTACAGCAGTATGTAAGTCAAGGCTACTTCTATAGGCCCGAAGCGGATATTACTGTAGCTGATTCCGCAAATGTTAAGATCAGAATACGAGCTTTATTGCGGGACGAAACTAAAACTCCTTGGGTTGAGTCCGGTACACTCATTTTGTCTACTACGCAATTTGATTTTGCGGAGCCAGATAATTCTATTCTCTTGGGTTTTGTCTGATGTCCCTGTTTGGAAGAGATGCCAACGGCGGTGATGCTTATATCCGAGCATCAGGTACGCCTAGTGCCACCGATGGACTTGTCACCTTTCACGACGCTTTCACTAACGACCTTAAGTATAAAGCGCTCGATCTAACTGCCAGCGCTGACGTAATTGCTCTCGTCGCTAATACCAAGCTCCGTGTCATGTCTGTGACACTTAGCGCGGATGCTGCCTGCAATGTCCAGTTCCAGACTGGTGCAACCGACAACGTTACTGGAAAAATCTACTTACCTGTAAACGGCACTGTTCAACTTAGCAATCCTCTAGGTCTGTTTGAGTCTGACTCAGGCGAAAAGATTAATGCTGTTATTACCGGTACTGCAAACGTTGGCTTATCTGTAGCCTACCGCGAGGTCTAATCGTGACAAGAGTTTATGGCAAATTATTTAGTGATGGTCGTAGTGGCCTTTTGGTTGTCAAGCCTTCTCAACCCTTCTTTGGTGTCGGTCGCCATGAGCGTCATTACGACATCACCGAAGGATCCATAGATATAAACATAGATCCAACCCCCTCAGGTGTTTACTACCTTGTAGCCTATAAGCAGAAAGGTGACATTCGTAAAACTGATTTTACTTTGAAGTGGCGTGTTCCTGCTACTGACAGCTTTGATGTCACCCCCGGCTCTGATAATTCCGTTAAAAAGCCTGCTCGTCCCGCTAGCGCGACTATTTATGAGCGTGTTCAGCTCAAACGTGTAGCTCAGGAGCTGGGCGACAGCTTGGAGTCCAACGATGAGCTGGAGGTTCAACTTGAGCAAGCACAGGCGCGCATTGAGCAGCTTGAGTCAGAACTGCGTGGCTACCGAAACAGCACCGATGCGGTCCTTGCAGATCGGGATGAACTAATCGCTCAACTGCAGGAACGTAACGAACCCATAGTAAAAACCGTCTATCTCGATAAACCTGTACCACCTGCAGCTTTACAGGAGCGTGTCAAACGTCTTGAGCAAGAAAATCTGCGCCTAGTAGACCTTAACGCTGAATATTATAAATCTGTCGTACAGCTGCATCAGTTACAGTTAGATAAAGCGCGTAACACACCTCAAGAACCGTCTGTAGATACTTCTAGTTCTCCACAGCAACGGTTACTGCGTAAGATCCTCGGTAAGTAACAAATGGCTCTTGACAATATTGCGGTAACTGTCAGAGAGGGGGACAGCTTTGATGAGCTGTATTTGAATATCGAGAAGCCTTGGGGCACCCCTTATGACTATTCCGGATCGGTATTAGTCGCTGATATCCGACGCTTTTTTAATGACAGCACCACTCCTGCATCTGCTGTAGATAGCTTCGGCATTGTTGAACTCAATCCAACTCAAGGTCAAGTTGCACTCAAGCTGACCAGCCGTCAAACAGAGGCTATGGGTCGCAATGTCCCTGTGGGCTACACCGAACGCGGTGAGCTTCAAAGCGGCCTCGCCCAAGCTACTGATGCAACAGATGAGCTTCAGGGAAAATTCCTGTGGGACCTTCGCGAGTACTACTCCGTTTCGCAAGCCACCATTACTTCGATCGCATCAGGAACTGCCTTCACAACTACAGGAGGCGTTAGCGCCAATAAAGTCCGTATCACGACCGCAGCTGCCCACAGACTTACGCCTGAGGATCAGATCATTATTTCTGGTACAGGCCAAAGTGTCTATGATGGGGTAGATTTCAACGCTAATAAGTTATCAATTATTAGTGCGACTGTTTTTGAAATTGATCCAACTACAGCCGGTGCTCCTGCATTCAGCGTTGGATCTACTCAAGGAACAGTAAGTGTCTACAAGGAAGACACACTTGCAATCGGAACCCTAGAGGTTCTTCCTCGTATTTCCAGAGATTCTGTTAGCTGAAGGTAAAACCTTATGGCCACCGTTGAAGAAGGCGTAAGCGTCGTAACAGTAGGAAGGACTACGCCTGTCCCGGCTGGTCAAAATACTTCTGCTAATTCGCTTCCTGTTGTCATTGCATCGGATCAAACTCCGGTGCCCATTCTTGATAATCTAAGTGCCCCATCACAGGTTCGTGATGACCTGTTGGGTATTCCCAGAGTTCAAACTCCTCTGGCAATTTTTGATGACACCAATTTGGTGGATATCAATCCAGATGTGTGGGCCAAGAGTGAACAGACAACCGGCGGCGTAAAGGTCACCGAAGTCAACCACCTGCTTGAGCAATCAGCGGCTGAATGTCGCCTCAAGGTTGCTGCCGCTAATGGCAACGTTGCCAGCCTGGTCACTAAGCAAGCCTGGCCCTATCAAACAGGTCGTATCACCGTTGCATCTTTCGGTGCCGCACTGTCTGCTGACAACGCTGCAACCATCGAATATGGAATGTTCGATAGCAGTGATGGTTACTTCCTTCGAGTAGTCGGCACCAGCCTGTTTATGGTTCGCCGCACCAGCAGCGGTGAGCGCCCCTCTGACCACCTCGATGGGTACACCGGCCAAGGTGCTAACCCCAATGAATTCACTGTCGACGCTGCAGTGATGGCCGCTCAGCCCAATCGTACTGACGAGGGCACTATCTACAAGATCATCAGTTCTTCTCCCAACGTCATGGAGGAGATTGTTCCCCGGCGTTATTGGAACGGTGATCGACTCGTCGGAACTAACGGCGCTTCCATTGTCGGAGCTGCAGACACAACGTCTGTGCATGAACTCAGCCTGACAAATCTTTGCATGGCAAGGATTGAATTTGGCTGGTATGGCGGCACAGGATCTCGTCTGCTTTTCTATGTCCCAGAGGACGCAAATCTAGGCAACGCCACTGCCAAGAATGCTCGTTGGGTTGTTGCTCACCAGCTAAACGTCAGTGACAGGATTCCCTATCCCTCACTGGGTAATCCGACCCTCCCGATGCAATTCCGCATCGAGAAGACTGGCACCCTGAGTGCTGATGCATATATCCGTAAGTACGGCGCCCAGATCTCGATTGATGGCGGCGATGCTGAGAAGCTGCAGATCTATTCCCAAGACGGCGCCAAGGTCACTGGCATTGGAACCAGCACCTTCAAGCCCCTGTTGGCGATTCGGATCAAAGAGCTGATCACCAACAACCAGGGTCAAAGCAAGCGGAACCTGCTTCGAGCATTCCCATTGATGCTGTCAATGGTTAGTTCTCACCGGGCACAGTTCCTGCTGGTGAAGAACCCCACCACGATGACCGACTCAGGCTCCACTGCTGTAACGACTTTCACATCCTCTGGAACGCTGTCTGCAATCGAGTTCAACTCACCAGATAGCGCCTCTAATGCGATTGATGCATTTACAGGTGGCGAGCAGCTGGCCAGCTTCTTCACTGGTGATGCCGATGCTGACACCGTCAATCTGACGGATCTGTTCAGCTATGCCCGTCAGTACCTGACGCGCGAGGCGACGGCACCTACTGGAACCGCTGGTGATGTCCTTGTGATTGCCGCACGCTCAATCGACAACAGCTCCAACACCTGTAAAGCCGCTCTGACCTGGGGTCAGCGATAAGACATGACTGCGTACCAACTCCCAGATGATGTAGGCCAAAATCAGGTCACGAAGAATGGTGAGGTGGTTCAGGCGGAGGGTAGTTTCCCTAGTGGCCAGAAAGCGAAGTCAAAAAGCATTCCGGTTGTCCTGCCTGAGGAGTCCTTCACCCTCAACATCATCGATAACTACCGTTTCAAAACGGAAGTTGACCGTGATCTGTTAGGCATTCCAAGGGTCACCCGCCCTTACAACTTTCTTACCAAGGACGACCAATTCGAGATTTCATCCGAGGACTGGGTCCAGGACGTATCAGGCATCAACGAACGCCCTGATGATGACAGCACCCAGTCCGCTCGATGGACTCAGCTAAGCAACTGCAGTGCTGAATACTCCCCCGCCCCCAATGGCGAGATCAAGTACAACCCCGAGGCCAACTCCGCTCAGCTGATCCTGAGCAACAACTTTGGAGGCTTTCAGCGGGCACGCATCGCCACCAAACGTAGATACCGCTATCAGCCTGGCCGAATCGTTCGTGCCAGCTTGGCTACCCGGCTATCGATTACCGATACTCCCATCAGCCTGACCCGGCTATGGGGTGTTGGTGACCAGTCTGACGGGTTCTTTGTTGAGTGCCGTGGTGATGGCGAAGGCGATCGTCTAAGCATTCTTTATCGCAACAGTGCTGGTAACGGCCTTACTTACGAAACCCGTGTTTCTCGTTCTGACTGGACTGGAGACAAACTAGATGGCACGGGTAAGTCGAAGCAAACGCTCGACTTAAGTAAGACTTTCATGACCCTTATTAGTTGGGGGTGGTACGGGGCAAGTGACGTAAGAATCTATTTCTACCTTGTCGATGAAAATGAAGATCTGCCAACCTCGATTACATCAATTCCTAGGTCGCGTTGGATTCTTGCCCATGAGCTGATCCTTGCAGACACTGCGGTTCGGAATGATCTGACCGAGCCAGACGGTGCCGGTGGAAACCGCAGCTATGACGTGCCCTCGCTGCGGACACCTTCGCTTCCGATCTGGACTGAGATCAACAACAGCGGAAACCTTGCTCGAAGCCACTTCATTGAGCGCTATGGCGCTTCTGTGATTGTTGACGGCGGGACAGACGACAAAGCCCAGATCAAGGTTGTCGATGCAGGTTTCGATACTGCTGTACAGCCGGTAATCGGAGGCACCTACTCAGGTGCAGGGCAATCAGTCGCCACGATCCGCTCCAAGACCACCCTGACCAATGCTGATGGCAAAGAGGTGGACAACCTGCTGATGACCCAACCCACTCTCATGAATGTGGGCGCGTCAGATTTGGTTGAGATTGAGCTATGGCTTGACCCTGAGATGGCAACTCCTGAGGAAGTTGGCCATATCAACGGAACACTCCCATTTAAAAACGGCGACTATGTCAGCCCGTTCAACCTAGTTCCGCAGCTGATCACGTCGTTCGACACAAATCAGATTGAGTTCGCAATCACTCAAGAGGACCCAACCAACGAACGGTTAACGGTCAACACCCAATACGCCAGCGGTGACCTGCTGTCACTTGATGTTTCGTTCAACGATTTCCGCGTCGTCAAGAGCGGTCGTCGCATCGGCTCTTTCCTTGTGGACTCTAGGGGCGCATCAATTGATTTAAAAGAGCTTTTCCAGGTACAGCGCGAGGTTCTGACCACGGAGTACGACTCACCCACTGAGTTCCCTCCGTCTTCTACCTCGCTGTCTGTAAAAGCATTTGACACATCGACGGGTCTAATCACGGTCAGTAGAGCCTTCCCCCTCCGCCTTTATGAAGGTCAACGAGTCCAGCTGGGTAACACCAATTATTATGTTCTTTCGATTGACTCAGTAAATACATTCAAACTTAAAGCAGCTAAAGTTAATACAACCGCTGTTACTACAGGAATTGCGGTAGGCAACACGCTAGTCGCCTATTACGAACTCGATCTGACTAGCAACGTGGCTTCTAAGTTGCGTCCTATTCACCGATCAGAGTTGGTCGTTCTTGCTAAACCTTTCAACGCTACTTATTCCTCATTGGATAAGACTGTTGAATACAATGCTGAGTGGATGCGATTGGTAAATACTACAAGTTCTGATGCTTATAGTGTTCAATCTGCGCCCACTGTGAATGTGTATCTGACTAACCGAGTAAGCTAATGGCTACAGGATCAAACCTAATTAATACCTCTTCTAATGGTCAGCCGACTGACAA